TTAACCCGCATTGACATCTGGCACACTGGTAGCAGTTTTGGCCTATTTTCCGCTAATGTGTTGCATTATTTCTATTTGTCTATATAATATCCTGTAGGTCACGCCTACGGGCAAAAACAAGGGGTATGGTATGTTAATCCTCGAAGATCAAGAAGTTTTAGGAGTGGATCATATGGCGGAGAAAAAGCGCCTCTTTGGTGAGGTCGATGCAGCCATGTATACCGAAACCCCACTGCCAACCCTGCGCCACCATCGCCGCCATGGCAAGATTAAGCCGGCCAACATCGGCGGCGTGTGGGTTTACGGCCGTGCCCAGCTAGATGATTACATCAAAAATGGCGGGCACACCGACAAGCCGGCCCCGGATATTGTGGGCTCGGCCGAAGTGGCAGAGCTGCTGAGCACGGACATCGTGAACGTAAACTATCACACCAGGGTAGACAACATCCCTGGTCAGAAGATTGGCAGCCGCTATGTCTACTGGCGGAAAGATCTGGCGAAGATTGCTGAGCCAGGCGATTACAATATTGATGAAGCCATCGAGTACCTGGCCGAACGTGGCGTCGAGCTGAGCAAGCGAACCGTTTGGTACCACGCTCAGACCGGAGCGCTAGAATACAAGCAAGGAATTGATGGCAAATATTTTGACAAGGAGCAGCTAGACGAGTTTATCGAATCGCGGCAAGAATAACGCTTCTTGCGGCCGTGGCAGCGGCTAAGCGAGGCAGCTCCAACAGCGTGGGAACAACCCACAGGAGAAATGACAGCTATGACCAACCAAATGTCGTTTTTCGACGTGGCAGCGTCGGAAGATACCCCCTCGGGCATCCCTGTGCCCAAAACACCCTATACGCTTAACCCGGACGGGTGGAGTGTCAAAGGTTGCACCATCATCTACGCCCCCAGAGGGCGGGCAGGCGAGTACAGCAAGCTGGCCACCAATCCGTATCGGGGATGCAGCCATAAGTGCAGTTATTGTTATGTGCCCGACATGCTCCGCATGAAGCGGTCGGAGTTTGATGAAGCGGCCGTTCCTCGTCCAGACTTCCTCAAGAATTTGCTCAAGGACGCGAAAAAATATCAGGCAATGGGTGTTAAGGAGCAGGTGATGATGTCATTCACCACCGATCCCTTTAACCCGTCTGATATGTCTCTAACCGGCCCCACCATTGAAATCCTACAGGCCCACGGTCTTGGCGTTTGTACGTTGACCAAGGGCGGCCAGCGCGCGTTGCCCTACCTGAGCATGTTCCGTCCGGGCCAGGATGCCTTTGCCAGCACCCTCACCAGCCTGGATGATACCTTCTCTCTGAAATGGGAACGGGGGGCCGCTCTTCCTGGCGATCGCATTGCTACCCTCAAGGCATTTCATGATGCCGGTATCTTCACCTGGGTATCCCTGGAACCGACACTCGACACCGAGAGCAGCCTGGCCATTATCGAGCGCACCCACGAGTTTGTGGACCTGTACAAGATCGGCCGTGCCAACTATCTGCCCATGACGGACACCACTGATTGGGAGAGCTACACGCATCGTATCCTGGAGCTGGTGAACCGCCTGGGTGTGCGGCATTACATCAAAAAAGACCTCCAACGCTATCTGCCGGATGGGTATCACAATCCGAAGTATATTTCTCAGCATAACTAAAAACCTGACAAAAGAGGAGTAGTAGCATGAGTTATTTTTATCACACTAACATCAAAACGGCAGAGTACGCCTTCTCCCACTACAGCGATCCTGCTTTTGATGGAAACGGCGCAATCATTTTTGGCCACCAAGTTGACGGCCTCCGTTGGGAATATGATGACCGCTTAGAGCAATATGACCCAGAAAAGCACGAGTCCGCATGGGAAGCCGCCGTCGCCGAATGTGGCAACCGGCGCACCGCACGGCGCATAGAAAGATATTTGCAACTGTATTTTGACGATCCAAGCATTGAGATTGTAGCCATTCGCACTGGGACGCGACCGTTTGATGGCTACCCTTGGCATGTGTACGGATTTAAGCAGCATCCTCAGGATGCCAACAAACAACAATAAAAACGGCCGTTCCCCGAGCAGGCGATCAACCATCGAGGAACGGCCTGACATCATTCACGGAGTACATGAACAATGCTACCAACAACGTTATCACAACAAACAGGGACACGCATCAAGGTCAGCCGTATCGGGCACTTTTACTATCTGGATGAGGTGCGAAACGGGAATGTGCATTCTCTTAACGAGCACATTCACCGGGACAAGGCCATCGAGGTGGTGACAAGTGTCACCAGCGGATCCATTCCTCAGCTGTGCAATTTCGACACCTGCCATCCTCGCAACTGGTCCTGGCGCTGGAGCGACGGCCCAGAGCCATCGTTTACCAAGGCCACAGTCACGGTTAAGGGTCGAACGTTCCGGGCACAGGTGAAGGTTGTCCAGTTGCCAGATGGGCCAGCGTACAGCGTTAACTACCACAACGAAGAAATCGCTCTACGACCTTGTGGTGACGGAACATATTGTGAAAAGACAGGAGGATTATCGTGGCACTTGTAGATGATGCAGCAATCCAGCGGGTTCGCGTGGCGGCCGAAAAGTTGGGCAAGGCAAAGAAAGATTACCACACGGCCGTGTGCATTGCCTTCCCTAAAGGTTCGGTGGTGCAGTTTTATCGGGGCGGGGCGCTCATCGAAGCCGAGGTCTTGAGAGTCTCCAACAACTGGTGGAGCTCGCCGCGGGTGACGATCTGCAATCTGAATACAGGTAAGGAATACCCTGTGGATGCCTGGTGGCTGCTCCAAACGGAAAAGCCGTCGTGGATGGACGAGGAGGCATGATGTTCAAGCGAAAACTTTTCTATCTATTCAATCGGACATTTCGGCGTAAACAAGTCGATTTGCATATCAAGCGGATGAGCGTTGATGTCGAGAAGAGTACGGCTGAAATCCATATGAACCATCCCATCTTCGTGGAGTTTATCAGCTCCTGCACCGAGATATTCGATAGCTCTGGCGCTATCAAATTCCTGGAGATGAAGTTTTTCGATGTAGCCACCATGCGCGAGTTTGAGGTGACCATCAAGCCATCATACGGCCGTTTGTCCTCCAATCTGATTATTTACCGCCTGCGCTACGCTCTGGAGCGGATTCAAAAGGGGGACGGCGATCCGGCAAAGGTGGCCCATCGCGCTCTTGGCAATTGCAGCTATACCGAGCCACTGACAGAGGATGCGGTGCAGTGGCTGCGCCAGCAGTTTGGCTGGACGGAGATCGACGCCTAGGGGCATGTTATGGCCAGCAAGCGCAGCAAATAAGTTGACCTAAATAAATCGCATTTACCCACCCTGGTGTGGGGTGGGTCAGGATGCGCGAAGGGCGAGGAACCTAATGAGTGAAGATAGCGATCTGATACCTGTGGAAGATATTGAGCTGATTCAGAATGAATTAGGACTGAAACCAGAAGAAGAATACATCGACAGCGACGGCCGTATCTTCACAGTAGTCGGGGTGCGCCGTGGTAAGCAGAATGGGTACGAAAACGAAAAAGTGCAGACCCTTGTCATTCTGCGCAGCTCTTGGGGAAGCACGAGGGCGGAGCCGCTCTCGTGCTTCCTGGCACATTCCAGACAGTATATCAAACTCCCTGGTGGGTTTGAAAAGGCGGCTCGCGACAATCAGGCTTTTTTCGACAACCCGGAACTCCTGGACCCAGACATGGCTGAGGACAGCGATAGTAAAGCTATCATCGCATCGACCGCAAATCGCGCCCAGATGATGCAAGCTGCAACCAGGTTCCAAGTGGTCGCAGACAAAGCTATGATGCTGGAACGTATTCTCAAGCACAAGAAAAACGAAATCTGGCAGATAACCGTCAAGATGCAGCGGCGAGTTGCCTACCTGAACAAAATCATGGAAATGATTGAAGCATACCTTGGTGTGTACGAGCAAATCGTCAAGATTAAGGATGGCGATCCGGCACCAATTGACACGCCAATTCATATCTTGCAAACCATCTTGTGGATGGATGAAGAGGTTGGTGACGTCGAGCTGCGTCGCGGCGGGCAGGTCGGTGTGGACTTCCACAGCATTCAGGTGTTCGACGATTGGGTAACGCGCGACGGAAATTGGCGCAACATTCTTCCATACGAGAAGTGCATCGTAGGGATTAAGCCGAGCCGCCAATTTCGCGACTACGGTGATGCCTTTGCAAACATGGAGGCCAAGGCGCGGAACAACGCCGTATATTTGCTGATTCGCAACGGGGATATCTTCTACCGCATAGAGACCGGCTTGGTGTATGGCGATGTGCTTTTTCCAGAACTCGACACATGGCAGCAGATTGTCGAGGCGATCGCTAAGGCCGAGGAGTCCGAATATGAAGATGAGATAATGAAAACGAAACAAGACATGATTCATTGGCAAAGCCGTGTCGCTCTGCTCCAGGGCCTCGTGGACCGCACCGATGTCATGAATCCGAAGCCGTCTAATCTCGATATGTTTGCCGAGAGTGATTACGAATCTGGGCGCATCGTCTTGCATCGCGACTATGAAACTATGTCTCTTCCAGATGGTTGGGACGATTACTTTACCTGGCGAGAGAAACTAAACGCGCGGCTCACGCGCGGCTCACGTGTTCTGCTGGCCGATATTCCTGGGCGATACCGATGGGAAAATAAAGATGAATGGAAATGCCGATTCGACAATCGCTTTCTGAATACGTGCCCGCCGCTGCCAGAGCCAGGCATATACAAGGTAGTAGAGGTCGTTAGCCGGCTTCGTCGGTACTCGACTACACAAAGAGAGACGCTCTACAAAATTCTTTTTAACCCAGGCGACGACGTGCTTAGTCGTGACAGGTGGGGGTGGGCTACGTACGATACTCGCAAGAAGCGCGTCTCGTTCTTATTGTCGGAATTTGATGGATTCATTCTGAACTACGATGACATCACGCTGGAAGAAGTGTCGTTCTACATCGGCCGTCGTGTGGAGCGCCGCCGGTACATGGAAGTCTTGCCAGTGCTGTATCAAATCTATCGGCAGCGCCTGGAAGAAACCAAGCTAGAGGCGGAGTTCGTTGGACACCTTGCCCGTATTGAGGGTTTTGAGGAAGCGGCCGTGTGGGAAGCTGTCGAGTGGTGGAAAAAGAAAAATATCTGGAAACGACCGTTAGGAGAGGACAATGATAAAGCATGGCGAATGATTCGTAAGCGTCTCGAAAAGTAGTAAATTGACCTAAATAAATCACATTAACCCACCCCGGCACATGGCTGGCAGGCCGCCGGGGTGGGGGGAGAAACTGAGAAATGACAGCAACTATTGATTATGCTCGCCGCGTTAGCGATGCGCAGCAAAATTTACCCCCATTTTCCCCGAGCCGCGATGCGGCCCGCAAGGAAATCCTAAAGAACCTGGAGCGGCTAACCGCCTACGGCTCAACCCCCTGGCAAATTTTTGACGACTGGCTGGACCTAGTTTTGGATTCCCTGACCAGCGTGCGTGATCGCTTTCGCTGCACCCTGGATCAGGCACCCTACGAGGAGCCGGAAGAGTCCGTAAAACTCTTCGCGCGGCTGCGCCACCGCTACGGCGACGGTTCCACCCGCCGCACCAACCCCTTTGATTATTTTGCCCAGGCAACGGCCGCACTATGGCAAACCACAGCCGATGGCTATTGGGATACCGTGGGCGACTGTTACCAGGAATGGGGCGTGGCCAATAAATGGAACGGCCAGTTTTTCACCCCATTCCACGTGGCCGATCTCATGGCCAGTGTACTGGGTGGCCCCGCCGCCGAAGTCCAGAAGAATCTGGTCGAGGCTATCAGTAAGTCAATCCCGGCCCAGGCGCGCCTGATGGCTGGCCTGGCTTACTCGGTGATGAGTGACGAGACCATTTACCGCGCTTATTTCACCACCCGTATCCTGCCTCACATACTCTCCCATTATGAGCCAGTAAAGGTCCACGATCCCGCATGTGGCAGCGGCGTGATGTTCCTGGCCTACGCGAGAAACACTCCCCCCTGGATGATCAATATGGGGCTGGTCCAGTTCTTTGGCCAGGACATTGATGTCACCTGCGTCAGGATGGCACAAATCAACATGATGCTTTATGGCCTGAACGGCGTGTGGGCACCAATGTTCTACCTGGAGCAGGAGCGCATCATGCAGCAGTTTCATGCTGGTGAGTGGAAGCCCGATCCAGCGACCGAAGAAAGCCCAGCCGCCCCGCCAGTTATGGACCCGATTGAACCCGACGAAGTGATTAATGAGGCTGCCCCCGATCCGGAGCCAGTGGTAACGGCCGTGGATGAGCGTGTGCGGACTTATATCAATACCTTGCAGGACGTGCCTTACGTCCAGCTAAACCTATTCACAACAAAGGAAAAAGCGCGATGAAATATCAGGTAACACTCACACTTTTAGAGCCGATGTTGGGCACCGTGCCCAAAGACCCCGAGGTTTACGCCTCGCACATCATGACCAAAGCGGCCCTCACCGACGAGCAGGCCGCCGAGGAGCTGGAATCTGTCGAGCACGCCGAGGAGAAGGGTTGGACCGGATTCCACCAGGTCGATGGGAAACCCATCATCTATGACTACGTTGTCAAGGGCTTCTTCAAGGACGCCTGCGGCATGCTGCGTCGGGTGGACAAAAGCGAATCATCCAAGGTTCGGGCGTACAAGAAGGAGATCGACGGGCTGGTTTTCATCACTCCCCGGCAGATTCCCATTCGGGTGAATGGCGATGGCATGGGTGTCCTGGAACGGCCGTTGCGTGCCCAAACGGCCCAGGGCGAGCGGGTGACCCTGGCGCGGTCGGACACAGTGCCGGCGGGGACGGTGTTGGAGTTCACCATCAACGCGCTGGGTGGCAGCATCTCCGAGCAGCTGCTGCGCGAGTGGCTGGACTATGGTGAGAATCGCGGTCTTGGCCAGTGGCGCAACGCTGGGTACGGCCGTTTCAGCTACACGATTAACAAATTAGGCGACTGATCCGCAGGGGCATGGTGATGCCTGGCAAGGCTTTGCGCAGCAAAGGCGTTGCATAGCTCGGCTCAGCCGGGGCGCGGCCATGTGTCGTACGGCAAAGGCATGGCATAGCGTCGAACAGCAGCGGCAAAGTTGAGCGAAGCGCCGTACCGCGCGGCAAAAGCAAAGCAAAGGCAGAGTTAGGTGCTGCACCGCCACGGCTCAGCATAGCGCCGCCAAGGAAAGCGAGGCAGAGAGTTGCGACGGCACCGAAACGCAGCGAACCGCTCAGAGCGGCGTAGCACAGCAATGGCCAAGCTAAGCCTCGTGTTGGCGGTGAGCGGCACAGCGAAGGCAAAGCGAAGTGGGTCATGGCATCTCTTTGCAACGGCCAAGCCGGGTGCTGAGTTGAGGTGCTTGGTGGCGCGAAGCAAAGGTAAAGCAAGGTTAAGTGCCGCACAGAAAGCAAAGGCGAAGCTGAGCAAGGCACAGATGGCAATGGCGATGCGGTGAAGCCCACAGCAAAGGCAAGGCGATGCAGAGAGTTGCGAGGGCACCGCGTTGGGTAGCTTGGCAAAGCAAAGGCACCGAAACGCAGCGAACCGCTCAGAGCGGCGCAGCAAAGGCAATGAGGAGTATCGCGATGCAAGGCAGCGGCAGGGCGCAGGTCAGCAATGGTAAAGCTTGGCACTGAGGAGCGCCGCCGAGGCAAAGCAAGGCATTGAGTTGCCCAGCTGAGGCAATGCACCGAGAAGTACCGCAAGGGCAACGCAGGGCCTGGATTGGCGCGGCCAAGGCGAAGTGAAGGGCTGCATAGCAATGGCAAAGAAAAAGACCGTTTCCGAAACCAAATACGACCGCGAGCGCCTGGCTCACCTGGACAACATGGACAGTCCTAATTACGCCAAGTGGTTTTTTGCTCAGCACGGCCGTTATCCCACGTGGGCTGATGCAATGGCCCACTGCCCAGAGCACGAAAAAGAGTCATGGACCTGGGCGCTTAAAGCCCTGGAAATTGACCTAAATACCCCGTATTTCAATCAGCTAAATGAGGTAATAGCCAATGGATAGCCAAGCAATCCGCGAAGAAAGATCAGACAACCACGACTTGCAAGCCTGGGTGAACCCTATCACGCGGGAGCGGCATTACTTTGTGGCCTTCCCAGTGGTGAACGGCCGTATGCCGCGGTCAATCGTGGCCGAGATGCAGCGCGCCGACACAGTATACACGGCCGAGGTGGAGTGGCTTCCCGAGCAGCCACCCGCACCCAATTTGATTGTGACCATGAAGGAGAAGGGCGGCGAGTCGGATACGTCCCCGAAATTCAAGGGGCAGCCGGGCAACCTGGGCGATCACTTGCGCTGGCTGCTCACCTGGCTCATCTGGACGGTGATGGAAGTGCAAGCCCGATTGGTGCAGCGTGACTAGATTAAAAATCAGCACCGAGGAAATCCGCTGGCTGGAGAAAGAAGCGCAGTCTCGCGGGAATACCATCTTCCGACTGCCCTGCGGCTTGACTGTCCATGACTTTTTCGCGGCAGCTTATAAGGAGCTGCGGGGCCAGACTGACATCGATCCGGCACACCTGTTGGGTATTGCTGACCGCATGTACATCTACTGGCGCGACGAGTTGATCCACAGCTGGGCAGAGGCTGTTCATGCCAAACATGGCCACAGTCTTCTGCCACTGGCCGAAACTCTGGTGGACCGGGTGACCCTGCTCGATAGCGATTACGGCCGTAACACCGAGCTGGGGGACGTGTGGGGAGATGACGACGACATTGCCCTCGCCCTGGCTTACACAGTGGCCGTCATTCGCTGGTACAGCACGGTGCAGGCCGGACGCGTGGCCGAAGTGATACCCGCTTCTGTGGATGATGCGGCGGCATGGCTGGCCCAATATACGGCCGTTCCCGTTGCCAAAAACCCGGCTCAGATGAGCCTGTTTTTAGGAGGATAACCATATGGACGCAGAAAAGGTAAAAGGCAAAACCATTCGGGATAGGTTTCAGATTGGTGACGAGGTGGAGTGGATCACCATCAAGCGCTCCGGCGGCACAATCGAGATTAAAAAGCACAGGGGCACCATAACCGAATTTCGCGGCAGCAAGGCCATGATTCGCATCCCTGGTCGCGCTTACCGCAAGCGGATGTCTCTCTATGAACTGGAGGTCATCCGACGTGATGGTCAGCCCTACAACAAAGATGAGGAAGTCAATGAGCAAGAGACGGCGACTGCTGGTTAAATCCCGCGAGAAATCCAGACCATATTGGCAACGGAGAATAATTGCGGTGCGGCTGGCCACAGTTTGGATTGAAAAGCGAATTGTTCGCCATTTTCGCCCAGGTAGCCGCAAGCGGACAGGGCGAGCAAAGGTGTATCACATTTATATCGGCCACATCATTGGCCAAAACACGCTTGTATATCGAGCAAAGAGAGGTTAATCCATGTTTCAGACCGTGATCATTGCAGGCAACCTGGGGGGTGCCCCCGAAATGCGTTACTTCCCTGATGGTCAGGCGGTGACCAGTTTTAGTGTGGCCACCGGCAAAAAGTGGACAGATAAAGCCACCGGGGAAGCGAGAGAGACAACCACTTGGTTCCGCGTCTCTGTCTTTGGCAAGCAGGCTGAAGACTGCAACCAATATCTGTCCAAAGGTTCCAAAGTGTTGGTCGAGGGCGAGCTAAAAGCCGACCCGCAGACCGGCGCGCCTCGCCTCTGGACGCGCCAGGATGGCACCGTAGGCACATCGTTTGAGGTGAATGCCAGCACCGTGCGCTTCCTGAGCAGCCGCGGCGACAGTGGCGGTGGCGGCTACGAGGGCGGGGATGGCTATGCCTCTGGCGGCTCCGCCACGGAAGAGGACGACATCCCCTTTTAGTTTCTAGGGCAAAACTTAAGCAGACGGCCGTGCGTGGCAGCAGGCACGGCCGTCAAGTCAATGGAGAAATGACAGTGAGTATTCAAATAGATGGCATTCAACTATTCGATAACAGCGGCGAAAAGCTGGAAATCCGGCTGCGCCGGGCAATCGAGCGGTATGTGGAGCGTTTTAGTAAAAAGCCTACCCATTGCAAGGTCAATGAAGGCGAGGTAGGGGGAGAGGTCGAGCTGATGGGCGTCAAGGTGATCGGCGCTCGGGAAGTGACTCCCGGCAACATGCTCATTGGCGTGGAGGCTGGCCATGGATAAGCCGAATCTGGACGCTATTGTCGAAAAGGTAAAAGCAGGCATCCCGCCCACCGATGAAGAGGTTCAGCTCGTGCGTGAGGCTTTTGTGGAAATTGGCGAAGTTTTTGAATCAATGCGTGCCCACGTCGCTGCTGCAGCAGAGGTATTGTTCAACGTTTGGCAGAGCTATATGAACAGTCTGCCCGCTTCCCTTGTGGATGATATCGAGCGTTTAGCCAAGGAGAGGGAAGATGCCCGTCGTTAACTTCAAACTCTATGGTTCCATCTATGCCATAAAATCGGCCTACGGCGACGACTGGCTGTACATCGGGCGAGCCAACCCCCGCTGCGGCCTGCCGGGCAGTCCGCTGGCCAACCCATACCGTATTGACGACCGGACAGACCGGAAAACGGCCGTTGAGCTGTACAAGCAGTACCTGTGGGCGCGGATCAAGAAGGGTGAAACGGCCGTTTTGGAGGAGCTGCAAAAAATCGGTGAAAATACGGCGATTATCTGTTGGTGTGCCCCGCAAGTGTGTCATGGTGACGTTGTGGTTAAGGCTGCGGCCTGGCTGCGCCAGCAGAGTGGGGGCAACGGCCGTGTGGACGGGCTGGCTATGCCGAAAGTGTTGAAGGCCATCACGCTTTGGGAGCCGTGGGCCACGCTCATGGCGCTGGGCTTAAAGCTATTTGAGACCCGCTCATGGGGAACAGAACACCGCGGCCCACTGGCCATCCACTCCGCCAAGCGCAAGGTGAACTGGCGCGAGCTTAACAGTGTGATCATAGACACGTTGGCTGCGCATGGTTATACCGAAAGCGGACACTTCCACTATGGGTCAATTCTGGCCATTGGCAGCATGACCGGCTGCTATCGCACCCCGGTAGAGTATGGGGAAACGGCCGTTTACGGCAATATCACCATGCCACCATCTGCTCCAGAGGCGTACTTCGGCGACTATTCGCCTGGCCGCTTTGCCTGGCATGTGCCCGACGCGAAGGCAATCAAGCCTGTGGAATGTCGGGGAATGCAGCAGTTGTGGACCGTGCCCGAGGAGCCGTCAGCGCTGGCCTGGGGGCGGTATCAACGGGCAGCGGCCGTTGTCCAGGAGGAATCATGAAAACGATGACGCTTGATCAGGTAAAAGCTCGGTGGCGCGAAAAAATATCGAGGTTACGCGACGAGCGCGACTGGCTGAACCTACACAATCATAAAATTGAGGCAATGGTGAAGAGCGAGGTTATCGAGGCACTTTGGAGCATTCTTTACGACCTGGATCGTGTCGAAGATGCAACTGCCGTCGCCGAGGAGTCTCAGCCATGATTTTTGAAACCCTTATGGAATCCGCAGATAGACGGGAGCTGATCCTGTGGCCAGGCGGCCTGCTGCATTATCACTTGCGTAGGGATGGCCAGCTCACCATCCGTGAAATTATTGTGTTACCAGGGGAACGCTGCAAGGGCATCGGGCGGCTAATGTTGCAGGCGATGAAAAGCCGTCATCCCGAGGCGTCGTCTGTTTTTGCCAAGTGCCCCGCAGATCTTCCCAGCAACGGCTGGTATGCCCGCATGGGCTTCGCTCTGGAAGGATCGGAAACAACTAAAAGCGGCCGTCTATTGAATCTCTGGAGGCTATCGCCTCAGAAATGCAACTACTGCGGCAATTTAGTGCAAGATTTATTTTTCGAGGATGACATCGACGGTGGCTGCGACGAGTGTGTGGAAGATTGGCAAGATGTTGCCGGGGAGGAGGAGTGCTGATGCATCACCGCACCACCTTCGCCGAGCAAAATGACGCCATCCTCGCCCACGCACGCCAGCGCGAGGCAACCATACGCCTAACATTATGCAACGGCCGTAACTGGACACGTAAGGGGCTTGCGCCTATAATATTCCGCAGGAGTTGACATAGCATCCAGCGCTGGCAGGCGCTTGCAATCGTGGGAGGAATGACAGCTGCATCTCTTTCCCCTACAAACACAATCTAAATGGTCGTCCGCTTTCCGTGGTTGCATTACCTATGCAGTTCGATGGCCGCATCTTCACCATGCGGCCTTTTATCACGGCCGTTAAACCCAACTTTTATCACCAATCGAATGGAGGAATCGCATGAACCAGAAGCCTGTTGTGGAAGATCGTCCCTTGTCGCCTGAGGAAGTCATTCGGGAGCACTGGAAGTTCAACCCGTTGAGCTACATCGCCGGTCTGCTTAAGGAAAGCCCGGTGACCGTTCAGGGCCAGGTCAAGCGCATGAATCGCAAGGGCGCATTAGCCATCCTGGAGCGCAAGGCCAGACGTACACCCAAGGCAGTTACGTCCTGGCAGCGTCACCAGATCAACGTGCTGCGCTACCACGTGGGAGCAGACTAGCAGCGCGACTTTCGGGGGAGAAGATGATGCGCTTCGCGTAGCCACATTAGCGAGTATTTACCCCGAATTTCCGCATTAAAACCAAAGCAAAACCAAACGAAAGCCATATGAAATTGGCCTGTTTGGGGCAGAAGTGAGGAAGAAATGGCCGCTAAAGCCAAACAAGAAGAAATCGAACAGCAGATTACCAGCGAGCGAATTGAAATAGGGTTGATAGACCCCCACCCCATGAACTATCGACGGCATCCGGCAGAGCAGATTGCCGGGCTGCGCACCAGCATCCGTCAGTTTGGTGGCCAGGTACAGAGCGTGGTGGTGCAGCGCCAGGCCAACGGCCGTTACGTGTTTGTCGCTGGTCATGGCCTGGGTGAGGCTGCTCGACTGGAGGGGCTCAAGGAACTGGACTGTCGCGTCATCCCGGAGAGCTGGCCGCACCAAAAGGTGATGGCATACCTGGTGGCTGACAATGAACATACCCGGCGCAGCCTGGATGATGACGTGCAGATGGCCAGCATCTTGCAAGAGGTACAGGACTTCGACAAGCAGATGGTGGCCGCCGCGGGTTTCACCGATGCTGAATTTATGGCTTTGCTCGGCGAAGTGGGGGAGGGCAATAACCAGGCCAAGCTCAAGCCGCTAGATGTAGCCAAACCGCCGCCAAACATGGTGTGGGCGCTCATTGGTATCCCCGTCGTTAAGTTTGGTGCTATTGCGGCCGTTATTGACCATCTGGCCAACAATCCCGATGTCATCCTGGAAATGACCACCAACAACGAGGAGCGGGATTCGTGAGCGAGCCGATCTACCAAAAGGACAATTCCACGTTGGCGCCTAAGCTGCTGCTGCGCCGCTACTTCCTGGACCGGTACCACACTGGCCAGGGAGACCCGCCCAACGTACTGGACTGCTGCCAGGGAGAGCGCGTGATCTGGTCGCACCTGGAGAGAGAATACCAACTTGCTGGTTATTGGGGCGTCGACGAGAAGTACAAGAAGGGCCGGCTGCAGATCGATTCGGCCCGGATTCTGGCTCAGCCTGGTTGGGTGCAGAATGTCATCGACATTGACACCTACGGCTCACCCTGGACCCATTGGGTGGCCATGCTGACCAACGCCAACGGACGGCCGTTGACGGTATTCCTAACTATCGGCCGTAGTGGGCCAGGGCCAAAGCGGGCCAAGATTCCCCAGGTGGCTCTGAACGCAATGGGGCTGACCTTTGATGGCCTCTCTGTGATGAGCGCCCTCACTGGCCAGTTCTTCGATATGCACATCCAGTACATGCTGCACCTTGCCCCCAAGAAATTCAACATGCGATTGGTAGAGGCTGTGGAAGCCTACATGGAGCCAATGAACCAGTGGCGCGTCCCCTACGTGGGTGTGCGCCTGGAGCCAATGTGATGACATCAATTGCACTCAGAAAATCCAAAAAGAAGTGGCGTCCACCCAATCCACCCCCTCCGATAGTGTGGCATATGATGGCGGTGCTATTCCAGGCAGCCAGGGTGGGATGGGAGACGGCGGGCATGATTGGCTTTTGGGAATCGTACATCATCGGGGTGCCGTTCACGTTCGTTGAATACTGGATGCGCAGGCGATTTTACGAATCATCTCTGTTCAACGGCCGTCCGACGTGGGTACTGGCATTGGCATCCGTTCTCTCGTGGCACGGCTACACATACCTGATGATCATTGACCTTGCGCGTGACATCAAGCACAGGTGGTGGCGATGACTCTTATATCGGTGTATTTACGTCACTTTATCAGCGTTTGGCAGCACAAATGGTATGTCTACCTGGCAGGCCGCAAGTTGGGTGTGCCATTCCTGCGCCTCATCTTCCACGACTGGACCAAGTTTACCCTCGCTGAATTCGGCCGTTATGCGCGCTATTCCGAGCTGCGCCGGTACAAAAAGGAGATGGAGGCGTGGAACGCTGTCCCGCCTCATGTCAGCGGTCTGACACGGCCGTCTTTCCCATTTGACGTAGGGCAGGTGGAGCACGACTTCGCCCTGGCCTGGCTGAATCATGAAAATCGAAACTCCCATCATTGGAGTTACTGGATTCCCCGTAGTGGCCAGTGGGCTGGACGGCCGTTGCCGATGCCCGATGCCGACGTGAGAGAAATGGTGGCCGACTGGCATGGAGCCAGTAGGGCGTATGAGGGGCACTGGGATATATCGGAGTGGGTGGGTAAACAACTACCAGACTTCAAGCTGCATCCAGAAACATCTGCGCTGATACACAAAGTGCTAAAAGAAGCTGGCTATACATGGGCACAGGAAGGCGGCGGGGTGTATACAGCTATTGCTACTACTTCCGGGGAACAAGTAGACGAGGTTATCAATCTCAAGTGAGGCGATTGTAATGACAGATATTATCCGTGGTTTTACAGATAAACCGGCGAAGCCATTTGTTGATGATGACGGCCGTATGCTGAGTCGGTGGTTTGATTTTGACAGCGACAAAGAAGAGTGGTCGTTCGCCTTGACAGAACAGTATGTGTGGTCCCGAAGCCATGAATCTGCCAAGCCTATTGGCGACATGACCCGTGAGGAACTCGTTCAGGCTCTGGCGGTAACCAAACACGATTTGGACGAAATGGCTTTGGCGTTTGTGGCCTGGATGGAAACTCATAAATCTAGCGCTGTAGTAGATAAAGCTCGCCGTCTTAGTAGGGAGGTCTACGAATTGGCACCAGGGGGGTTTTTGATATGACCTGCATCGTAGGAATGGAACATAAGGGGGTTGTTTATCTGGGCGGCGATTCTGCGGCCACATCGGGGTGGGACACGCGCATTCAGGCCGCCCCCAAGGTGTTCAAGTTGGGCGAGTTTGTGATGGGATATACCACCAGTTTCCGCATGGGCCAGCTGCTGCAATATGAGTTCACCCCACCCGAAAACGATTGTGATGACGACATGGCCTACATGGTCACCCGGTTTGTGCCGGCATTACGCGAGTGTATGAAGAAGGGTGGATTTACGGCCGTAAAAGAAAGCCAGGAGACTGGCGGGGTGTTCCTGGTGGGCTACAGGGGCAAACTATACAAGGTGATTGATGAATTTTCCGTCCTTCGGTCTCAAGATGGGTACGAGGCCGTTGGCTGCGGTGACAGATATGCCCTGGTCGCCGTGTGGGTTAGATTGCGCCACGCTGAGCAAAAGTCCGGCCAACCCATGAGCCCTATTGTCACCTTGCAGTTGGCGCTGGAGGCTGCTGCCTATTTCAGCAACGGTGTGGCCTCTCCCTTTACATTTGTGCGAACCGAAACGGGGCAACCTTACCCGACAACCGCTCTCCCCAAAGATGTTGAGCTTAAGCGCCTTGAGGCGCAGCATGAGGAAAACCTAATTGCCGTTGAGCGTTTCCGAGATGGAATGGGGGACGCCCGTGACAGCTAGAGCGCACTCCCGTGGCCACGAGGTCTACTATGACGATGTGGTGGAGGTGTGGCGCTATCGCTCAGACGGCACGCCCGTGCCCACCGATCCCGCCGAGGAACGGCCGTGTTTCCTCTGCCATCGCCCACCAACCCCTGCTGGACATGATGCCTGTTTGGGCTACATCCCTGGCGCAATCTCTGCCTGCTGTGGCCATGGGGTAGAAGATGGGTACATCGTCTGGCAGGAAGGCGTAGACCGCGGACCTGAATACCATTTCACCGTTGACCGAATATTACTGGGTACGGCCGGCTGGCTGCTGGGTAGGTGGCGGTGAATCCAAAGGTTGCGGATTTTATGGCCACGCTGCCGACCGCTACCCAAGAGGTAGCACCCTTGCCTGCTATTGGGCAGGAGCCCGCCCAGCCAGAGAAGAAGGACGACGGCTGGCTAAAAGAGGCAGCGGCGAGATCGGCGCTCGACGATCTGCGCCAGGCGCACAACAACCACCCACATGTGGAGAAGATGATCCGCACCATCCTGGCCATTGTGGATGCGCGTCTGGCTGGCGAGTCGGAAACGGCCGTGTTTGGCCGCCCTGACACCTGCAACGTCAAAACCTATCACACGAAATGGAAGCTAGACCCGGCTTTTGCCGATTGCCTGGGAGCGCTGAGCACACTGGCCAAGGAGTGGCAGGACAGTAGATATGTGAGGTCGCTGCAACTGGCCACTGAGCGCCTGCAGCTGGCTGCGCCTACGGCGGCCGGCAAGTTAGTGGCCCTGATGGCCAACCCCGACCCAAACGTCCAATACCGGGCTGCTACGGCCATCCTGGATCGGGCAGGCGTGGAAACGGCGTCCAAAGAAGGCCAGTTGATGAACCTCATTTTGAATAACATCGACATGACCGCCCTGACCCTGGTGCAGATTGAGGCGCTGCAAAACGCTCGATCGCCCCAGGATGTGATTGAGGCATTGTTGAAATGATGATGCCTACCACTACCCGCCAGATTACCACCCTTGCCGACGTGCGCCTGGCTGCAGCCAAGGAGCGCCGCCGCCGCCAGACGGAAACGGCCGTTCAGTACACCTATCCCACCCTGTCTGGCTACAAGTACGACCCATACACCTACATTGTGGAGCGCCTGGGCTGGACGCCGTGGAGCGGCACGGCCGAACATCCCGGACAGGTGCAGATTATTGAAGCGTATCGCCTGGCTCTGCTGCAGCTGCACGAAAAGGACAAGTGGGAGAAAGGCCACGTAGCTACGGCCGATTTGCAGCACTGGCAGCCGGGACAGACGGTTCAAAATCGGCTGCGCATCGAGGCGGGTCACACCACGGGCAAGACCAAGATTTTATCTGGCCTGTTTTCTCACTTCTTCGACTGCGTTGCAGAAGAAGAGACCGATGGCTGCATTGAGTACACCTTCGCTCCAACCTACGAGCAGATCAACGATCTGCTGTGGAAGGAGATCCGCACCGACCGTCGCCGCAACATCGACCTGCCCGGCACCGTCCTAGAAAAGCCAGAGCTGAAATACAAGCCCAATCACTTCGCCAAGGGTAAGGCTACCAACAATGCCAACAACGCCGGTACCGAACGTGCCCAGGGGCAGCATGAAAAATACCTGATGTTCATCCTGGATGAAGCCGAGGGCGTCGCCGACTTTGTGTGGGACGCGGTGGACTCTATGGCCTCTGGTGGTATTGCCATCGTGATCATGACGGCCAACCCGCGCACCCGGACCAGCAAGTTTCACCGGCAGCGCGGGCAGTCGGATGTGGTTAATTTCCGCATGAGCTGCCACCATCACCCCAACGTGCTCCACGGCCGTGAGGTTGTGCCCGGCGCGGTCCGCCGCGATTATGTGCTGACCATGGTAGAAAAACACTGCCGCGTTGTACCAGAGCACAACCCCGACTGGTTTACTTTCGAGCTGCCGTGGGAACCGGGCGTCATTTATCGCCCAAACAATGAATACCTCTTCCGTGTCATGGGGATTGCCCCCAAGGAAACCAGTGATGATACATTCATCCCATCTGGCCGCTACGAATCGGCCGTTGCACGTAAGGTAAATCCGGTCGAGCACGACCTGACAACGGCTTACATGGGAATTGATGCCGCCCGGCGCGGCAGCGACTTTGGCACGCTCTACATTCGCCATGCGGGCCGCATCTGGCGGCAGGCTCAGTTTTTCCAGTTAGACAACAATGTCTACTACCAGGAAACGCGCAAAGCTGCCCTGCGCCTGGCCAGGCTGGGCGTCACAAAGCTGCACATCCGCGTGGACGGCACAGGCGGCTTTGGTGGGGGCACTATCGACCTGTTGAAAATGGACATTGAGCTGGAGGAAGCGTTTGATGAGTTCAAGGTGATTGAAGTTCACTTCGGCTCTGCTGCTCATGACCCCAATGCCTACGATCTCATCGTCACGGAAATGTACGCCGAGGCCGGGGAGACCATCAAGGGTATCCAGGTTGTAGACCCGCCTAACGAACTGGAGGTTGACCTGACGGCCCGCAAGTGGAAGTGGGTTAACCGATCGGGTAAGACCATCAAGCGCCTGGTGGATAAGGACGAGTTCAAGAAGGAATACGGCCGTTCGCCAGACGATGGTGATGGGTTTGTTCTGTGCGCAGCTCCGCCGCACATTTTTACCGAGATTGAGAAAAAATTAGAAGTCGGAACCGGCCGTGTCGTTACGACCGACCAGTTGGGACTTACTTAGGAGGCAGACGAGCGGTATCTAGTCACAACAACAATGAGCTTAATCTACGAGGATATGAGCCCGCAGGGGCGCTCGGCCAAGGTGGTTTTTGTCATGCTCACCAGCCGAGACAAACGTATTACCGTGGAGCGCGTTATGGAAATAGCAGGGTATCGCTCAAGGGAAGGGGTTAGGCAGCTGATGGAGAAGATCAGCGCCGGAGGCGTTCCAATTTATCAACCAGAGCCGTCCGTGTGGGCCATCCTGGATGACAGCATTCTGGGCGGCCGTCGCACCGACCACGGCGCCATTAACGATTTAGGTTAAAGGGAAGGACATGAGAAAGAAAATCAAAACCAAGGTAAGCGGCAGACAGCGCCAGGCGCTGCGCGAGGCGGCATTTGAGATGCAGGTGCGCCAGGATTCGGCCAGCCAGATAATGACGGCTGCGGCCCAGGTCCTGATAGGTGACTATGGCTTTACCCAAGATCAGTGTGTCGAGTTTGGCGAAAAGGTGGTCAAACACATCCGCCAGAACAATGCCGTGCTGCGTGGTGGCCAGGCGGCGTGGGCGGAAGAGGGAACGGCCGCGCCTGAGGCATTAACGGCCGTCGAGGGGGATGCATAATGGATTCTATCAACGAAACCCTGGTGGCTATTCCCCTCTCCCGGTTGATTCAAGCCAGCGCGGGCAACAGTGAGGTTCTGATTGCCGTTCTTGATGACATCATGCACTGGCTAGATCGAGCACTGTTTACTATCGAATCTAAGCTGCCTGACGATTTTGCCGTGCACATCCCAAAAACCGGCCTGATGAGCGCAGATGTTACAACGTACCCGATCCTGGAACCGCTATGGGATTTATCCAGCGATCTTGACCACATGTTGGAAAACTTGAGAAGTGGCCAGAAAAACGGCCGTTGAGGAGGATGGAGATGAGTAAGGCATATGGCGCTTATGTTCTGCATGACGGCATGTTGATGGGCGAGTCCTTCAACGGGTACACATTATCCGATGAGGCAAAGGAACTGGTGCGGCAAATGCTGCCTGGCACGCTTGTTAGCTATAACCTGACTCCCTTGTGGCCTGGGTATCGCCTGGAGGATGCCATTGGCCAGGTTCGGCTTGTGGATGGCCAGTTGGTCATATATTTTGAAACGCCACTTGATGAAGCCGTCGCCGCCAACCTCCGACCGGCGCTCAGTATGGTTGTGGAGTCAGACCAGCTCAGCCCCGATGGGCCGCAGGTTGTAACAAAAATTCTCGCAGTCACGGCCGTAGCCTTGGTTCCCAAACACGAGGGGGATATGGGTTACCTCGAACCATATCCCAAGTTGGTTCAGGGTACAGAAACGGCCGTTGAGGAGACGACAGTCGAGGAGGATGGCCGTGAGTAATATTGAGATAAGGAGCGAGAATATGTCTGTGGTGAGGTTGGGTGCGCCTGCGCCGGGAGATTTAGCTGGTCAGATAATGCTGACCGTGGCCCAGATTCTGATGGCTGAGCACGGCTTCGCGGTCGATCAGTGCGTCGGGCTTTACAATAAAGTCAGTGATCGCATTCGTCAGAATAATGAAAGGTTCGAAATTGCGGCACCCGCAGCGGTCCATACACTGGTGTGCCTATTGGCCCACTCTGACCCCAGTGTCCGACGCGAAGCCGCTACGGCCATCCTGGACCGGGCAGATGTGAAAACGGCCGTTGGGGGGAGTGGTGGGTAGTTTATTTTGTGTAAAAATATCCAAGATGGAGATAATAACATGACACACGATGGAACCGAAGAGCTTTTGAGTGGTATTGAGGGTGAAAACCTGGAAGTTTATTTGGCAGCGCTGAAGGACGCACTACGGAGAATCGAAGAGGTGCGTCCTGTCGCAGAAAAAAAGCTGGAAGAAATGCTGAAGATGTACCCGGCAGACCATCCGTTGGTGGTGAGGTTTCTGGAGGCAAGGGCGCGTTGGCGTCGCGAGAAGGAAGATTACCTCCAGTGGAGCGAAAAACATCTCCGCGAGCGCCTAGGCATCGATCCGAGCGACGGACTCGTCACGATCTGCCGACTCGCGCCAGAGGTACTAGGGAAACCAAAGCGAGACGACCCGGAGGACGAGGCTAACTGTACGCCTAACACGGATGGTTGAGATGTCCGTTCGTGTTACACGAACAGACATCTCTGTGGTTGTTACAACCACAGACACTGGCTTATCTCTGTGACCCGAGATCGTTACGATCGCCCCACCCGCGAGAAGCTGCCGCGCCTAATACTTTGTGCGAAACGGCCGTTTCGCCCTTTTTTCTCAATTATCACAACTGGAACAGGAGAGAGCAAAAGTGATTGCTACCAATTACGAAGAAATCAAAAACGACACGTATCCAGATGGCGACTATTACGTTTATGTTTTTAGATGCGGCGAGGACATCCTTTATATTGGCGAAAGCACCTATGCTCCATCAAGGGTTTGGGAGCATTTTAGGAAGCAAAGAACAAACCGCAACTTAAGTGAAGCAATTGAGGTTGCCGGGATAGAAAATATTACAGTAGATATGTATGACGCCGCAGATATTGTAAAGGGAATGGGTTTGCCCAAGCAGCATGTAGAACTGTGGTGCCAATTGTATGATGTGAGCCAGCACGAAGCCGTGCGTCTTTCGGGAAAAGATGCACGAAAGGGATATGAGGAAAAGTTAATATATGATATGTCTCCCTTATGCAACGGTGTCGGCAGAAAATCGGACCCCCAAAAGGTGCGAGCGCTTGGTGATAAGTATTATTACAAATTGAGGATAGCAAACAGTGGGGTAAAACTACCGTAAGCAACGGCCGTCCCCCACCCGAGACGGGGACTTGCTGCGGCCATTTGACCAATAGCCCGTTGGTGGCAGTGCGTTACCCTGCCGCTATATGTCACTCTAAAAAAGGAATTGGATCATGAACGATGCGGTAATTGATGTTGTAATCCCCAACGGCGCGTCACTCAGCGCGGCCGTGTATCTGGGTACCAAAACCCTGGTTGGTGTTGTGATGCCCGATGCCTGGACCGCAGCCAACCTCACGCTGCAAGCGGCCGTTACTGAAACCGGCACCTACAATAATGTGTACGACAAGGCCGCAACCGAATTCACCATCACTGCTGCCGCTTCTCGTGCCATTGCTCTGGGGTCTGACGATCTGATCGGCATCGGCCGTTGGATCAAAGTCCGCAGCGGCACCAGCGGCGTTCCGGTCAATCAGGGGGCGGCGCGAACCATCAAGCTCATTCTAAAAGGTGAGTAGCAGAATAGCGATTTAGTTACCCCGAATTCCCAAAACCACATACGACGCACCAACAACCCGTTGGCGTCCATGCCATAGCCTAAGAGCCAGACAGTAAAAGTCTGGCTCTTTTTGATCTTCTGCCAAGGAGAGAGGCATGAAAAAGCGTATTAACCGGGGCAGCCCGCTAACTGAATTGGTAAAGGGTTCCATCGAGTACACCCGGCACGTCATTGTGCGGGCATTTCACAAGACGTTCCCCAGCAATTGGGACTATGAAAGCGGCGAGTGGTTCAACGTTGAGGACACCTTTGCTGAATTCATCGTGGTGTCCAGCAGCCAGCTGCCCATCGACGAATTCTACATGGTCGCCTATCAGCGCGATGGTGCCAAGGTGACGTTTGCCCCTCGTGAGGATTGGGAAGTGATCGAGCTGGGCTACCAGTTGCCCGGCAGCCAGGGCGGGGGAGGAGAGCCAGCCCCTATGTCAGAGCAGCGCCTCAAGCGCGGCTCCAAATTTACAGAAACGTATGCAAGCGCAGTGCGCCTGGTTGAAGCCAAGAACAAGAAGAAACCAGGTGTGCCGCGTGTAGAGGCCAAATTAGCCGAAGCGGATGTGGTAAATCGCAATGGCAGGCGGTATCGGCGGATTGTGCTCCGTGATGCGGTGGAAGAAGCGCGCTCCCACCTGCACGAGAGCTTTTCCCAGGCACGCGCCATCCTGACCGGCGAGGATGCTCATCCGGGGGACAAGTATCAGCGGCCAATGCTCCGCGAAGTTGTGGTGGTGTGGGACGACGTCTGGTTCGACGAATCGGACGGCTGGGTCTACATCGCTGGCAATGTCGTGGAAACGGCCGTTGGCAAAGATGTCCTGTCGGTTATGCGAGCGGGAGTGATGCCTCCTATCTCGCTTAGGGCCTACGGCGAGAGTGAGCAAGTTAAAGAGGGTGACGAAACCATCGATGAGGTTATCTGGCTGCGCTTAACCGGGGCCGATCTGGTCCTGGAGCCAGGCTTTGCCGGTGCTGGCGTCACCGCATTCCAAGAAAGTGCAAATGGAGGCACGACGAACGAAATGGACATTGAACAACTCAAACAACAGTTGGCCGAAGCGCAGAAAGAACTGAAATCCCTGCGTGAAGCCAAAGACAAATCTGCCGTTGATGCGGCCGAAGCTCGAATCAAAGAGCTGCAAGAAGCCGTGAAAACGGCCGAGGCAACCGCCAAAGCTGCTGCCGACAAGGCTGCCAAGCTGGAAGAGGCCGAAGCCCAACGTCAGGCCGAACTGGTCGAAGTCCAAGCCAAAGAACAGGCTGCCGCTGCTGCGGCCGAGAAAGCTCTGCGCGAACGCCTGGGCATTGGCCCCGATGGCAACCTGGCCGAAGCGCTGGCCGCTGAGCAGAAAAAGCTGGACGAGGGCCGCGCCAAAGACCTGGCTCGTGAAGCCGCCACTTACGTGGAAACGGCCGTTGCTGAGCTGCCCTATCCCGAACTGTATAAGGACCGGGTGAAGGCCTATATCGGCGAAGCGGCCACCGCGGAAATTGCCAAGACCAAATTGGAAGAGGCCAAAGCCTTGTTCGCCCCCCTGGTCGCCAAAGAGCGTCTGACCCAAATGGGTATGGGTGGCAACGGCCGTGTGCAGCACATCGTGCCGATGATTGAAGCCGAAGCTAATGTGCCTGAGTTTGCTCGGGCTGCTTATGAAATCACCGAATCCATGATTGCCCACAACTTCTGGCAGCCGCGCCAAAATCGCAGCCAGACCAGCCGGGCCGCACGCTTCACCAAGCTGTACCTGGAAGCGTTCGACAAGCAGTTTGAGCGCCAGTTGGCCAAGGAAGCCCACGACTGGCAGGAGGCTATGACCACCAGCCAGTTGAACTCGCCTTACAGCGTGCTCCGGGCCATCGTGGACGAGGCTTTCCCGCAGCTGGTGGCGCTGAGCATCTTCGATGTGGGTACGGTGGACACCAACCCCACCCGCGTGTTCTATGAGGCTCAATATGAGGCAGAGACCGGCACCAATGTCACGGTCACCGACGAAAGCATCACTGCCGATGACGACACCTGGGTGAACCTGGCCAACAAGCGTGTTGACCCCAGCTCGATTGTGGCTCGCAGCGCCGCCTCTGGTGGCGGCACGCTGTACACCTATGGCACCGATTACGTGATTGACCACACCAACGGCCGTTTCATGAACTTCGCCGACGGGGCAATCGCTGACGCGGCCACGGTCTACGTGAGTTACACCCACAAAGCCATCCGCAAGGGTGAGGGCCTGGGTATTGAACGCGCCCGCTCCAAAGTGGCCTACGAGGACCTGAGCTTGATTGCCGACCGCCTGGCCACGGAAGTGACCGACGAGGCTATCAAATTCAGCCGTTCCCAGCTGGGCTACGACGTGGTCGGCCGGACCATCAACCTGCTCATGAAAGAGGTGATGCGCCGGATTGACAGCAACCTGATGCACGATGCCTTGAGCCGTGTGCTCACCGTAGCCAGCAACTCTGGCGGCACCTGGGCCTCGGCCACCGATTCCGAAAAGGAATTTCTCAAGAAAGCCGGTACGGCGCGGGTGAAGGTGGAGAACCGCTTCTACACCCCGGAAATTATGCTGATGAGCAAGACCAACAGCGACCTGATTTCCAACGCCGATTTCTTCACGGCCGCAGGTGCCCGTCCTGACACCATGTTGGACGAAGCCGGGTACGTGGGGCGGATGAAGGGGCTGGATGTGTACGCCTCGCCGGTGTTCACCGATGCCTACGCCCTCATTCACAACCGCGAGCTGCTGATGTACCGCACCTTCGGGGCAATGGAGCTGAAAGGCCCGTTCCCGACCTACAACAGCGACCGCGAGTTGGTGGCCAGCGAACAGTATTATATCCAGCAGTACAACGGGTATATCGCCCCGATTCCTGGCAAGGGCGCCTACGTCAAGATCAGCTAAGCGCCCAATTAGCTGAGCGCCTTTTCCTTAATGTGCGGCGGGCTCCCCTACTCCGGCCCGCCGCACATCTCCCTATCAGGAGGTACCATGTCTTTTGAAACGCTAAACGCACGCACCCGCAAGCTCCTGGACGATGCTGGTATCAAAACGGCCGTACAGGCGCTGCAGGCTGGCAAGGAAGGGCTGACCAACATCTCCGGCATTGGCGAAACAACGGCCGATCAAATTCTGGCTGCTGCTGAGGCCGAGTTGACCGGAGCCGCCGTGGGTACGCCTGCGCCCCAGGAACCAACCCCCGAGGTAAGTGACCTAAATACCCCGAATTCGGATCCCGATGTTGAACCTGGGGGCGCGGGTGAACCGGGTGATGCCGTAGCCGAGCCCGAGCCCGAGTCTGATGACACGGCCGCACCGGTCGCAGATGACCCCGTTGCGGGTGACCCGGAAGGTGGGGACGGCACCCCCGTCTATGCAGATTGGGAAGATCGCCCTACCGAGGTGGTTATCCGCCTGAACACCCTGGCCTCCGCCATTCTGGGTGGCAGTCGCATCTTGCAAGGTGAGTCCCGCCGTGTGCCGTTTGCTCAGTTTGAAACGGCCGTTGCCGATTATCCCGGTGCCTGGTTGGTCCGCTTCCAGCGTGACGGGGAATTCGAGGTTGCTTAATGGCCATTGCTCTGGATGACCTGATAGAGGAGCTGGAGGTTTACTTTCCGACTGGCCTAACGACCGAGCAGATGATTTCGGCCGTTAAGCGGTCAGTTCGAGCTTTCTCCAAAAAGGTCGGCATGCAGCGGCGTGCCGCGCTCAACGTGGTGAACGGCACCGCCTCGTATGCGTTGCCCGATGACTTTGTGGGCATCATCCGCTTTGAGAGCACCATCACCGGCGACGGTGTGTATGTGCAGCCAGGGGGTGGCCTCGTGCCTCTCAATGGCATCTCGCTGCCTGGGCAGTACAGCATCACAGGCAAAACCATCACCTTTGTACCCACGCCCGCCTACAGCGTCACCTTCTATATGTGGTACCGCGCCGGGCACGTCCTCAATGATGATGAGGTGTACCCCTACCTGGAAGATGAAATGCAGGACATTGTTATTACCAAAGCCCAGGCGGAGGCGCTGCGCCTCATCAATGCCGGGGCGGTGGGTGATAACTGGAAGTATCAGTTTGGGGATGTGATGATCGACAAGTCGAACCTTAATGCGTCGATTGGGTCGGTCATCACCCAATTAAATGAGCAGTTTGACCAGATGGTGGCAGATTACGTTGGCCCGATTGGTATGCAGGCTACGTATCCCACCTACATGACCGAGGAGATTTGACCATGCCTAAAGTCCAAACTTTAACCGATTTTGGTTCCCGCGAGGGGGTGCTGGCGCGAGGCCTTTTCAAGATGGCCGTTGTTGCTGGTGGCAGCGCGGGTAACCGCACCGTGACGGGTATCAGCACCGCTGACGAGCTGATCAGCGTGCTGCACTTCCCTGGCGCAGGTACGGCCGTCACCGACATTGCCGATCTCACCAGTGAGTTCACCATCACGGCTGCCAACACCATCAACAACGCTGGCGGCACCGCCTCTACTGGCGGCAAGCTGCTGGTGCAATACCTGGACCGCAGCTAAATGCTGACTGCTGCTGACATTGCCAAGATGAAGGCGGATGTTGCCAGCTTGATCGGCGATAACTCCGTTTCCCTCGTGCTGCGCCGGGATGTGAGTGGGTCAACCACCATACTGGCAGCTCAAACAGTGCGTGTCGAGCGTACCCGCAGCCGCGGCAGACAGGCGAACGGCGAAAAGTCAGAAGAGTCTCGGGCCCAGATCGTGGTGGTGGGTGACACCACGTTAGATATTCAAAAAGACGACCGGTTCACCCTCAACGGCCGTTTGTATCGGGTCACGTTTATACGGCCGAACACGCAGATCAGCGTGCAGGCCGAAGCGGAGTTAAGTCAATAATGAATAGCATCTTGGAAAATTTCACTTCTGAACTGTTGTGGCGGCTGGGCCTGGGTTTGCTCAGCGTCATCGTCACCCTGGTTGTGCCCATCCTGGCCAATCAGGCGCGGCTCTATTTCCTGGTCCTTCGCGAGAAGGTGGCCGCGCAGCTGGGCACCGAGCGTTTCAATCTGGTATGGGGCTTTACCGAAGCCATGATCCGGAGCGCCGAGCAGCAGTTGGGCCTGGAAACCAACGCGCAGAAAAAAGAGTTTGTGGTTAATGCGGTCTACACCTTTGCCCATACTCAGGGCTGGCCGCTTACACGGGAGCAGGTGGATGACTTTGTGGAGGGCGTCTTTAACGCTGTGAAGCCTTCCCTAAAAGACCCGAATCCCTATCTCCTGGCACCACCCACGACATTTACACCCGCAGGGTAAACCCATGGCCACCAGTGGATTCCAGTGGGTTAAGCACCCGGACGCGCTGGCCCGTAACATTGAAAAGTACGGCGAACGCGTCTTTGCATCCATCCTGGCCTTAGGCGAATATTTTGCCGCTGAGGCGCAAGACGAGATGCGAATAGGTGCTCCATGGGAGGATCGCACTGGAAATGCCCGCAGCGGTTTGTTCTCAATTGCAGAGCATACCGCTGACGGGGTGGTCACGATCTATCTGAGTCATGGCCACACGATTGAGTATGGTATTCATCTGGAGCTAGATCACGGTGGGATGTATGCCATTATCGTGCCGACCATTGACCTGTTGGCTCCAGAGATAGAAGACGCACTGGATAGACTGTTGAAAGATTGATATGGGCCTACGAGACGCAGTTAACCGCCTTTTTAGCCGGGGCCGCAGTGAACCCACAACGGCCGATGAGTTTCAGCAGCTTGTTGACGATCGGAGCCGCCAGGCTCCCGATATTTTCTCCGCCTTTGAAACCAAGAAGGGGCGGATGGCCGACATCCTGCACAGCCGAGAAATCGTTAGCGGGGACGGCCGTGCCAAAGAGATATTGGCCGCAGTTGCTCGGGATGCGACAAAAGCCGGCTTCCAGATAGAAGCTACCGATGCCCGCGCCAAAGAAGCTGCCGATGCCCTTGTGAAGCGGATTAAGCTCCAGAGCCGCCTGGACGATTGGGTACGCCTTTGCTTGCGGGATGGTGATGAGTTCCTGCAGCTGGCAGTCAATAACCAACGTCTTATCGTAGACGTTACCCGCAAGCCTACCCTCAACATGCACCGCAATTCCAACGGCCTGGACCGGTTCGATGATCCGCTGCGGGCCTTCTGGTATTCCGTACGGCCGTGGCAAACGAAACCTGACAAAGATGACATCTGGCTGGCCGAGTGGGAAATCATTCACGCTCGGTGGGACCATGATGAGGGTGAACGGTACGGCCGTCCCCTGCTGGCCGCTGGGCAAAAAGCCTACAAGCGCATGGACCAGGGCGAGCTGGATGTGGCCGTGCGCCGGAAAACTCGCGCTGGTCTAAAATTTGTCCACAAGCTGAAAACGAACGATGAGGGGGCCGTGGCCAAATACCAGACGCAAAATAAGGCCGTGCTGGACAACCCCTTTGCGGCCGTGGCTGACCTCTTCATGAACAGCGACGGCGATGTAAGCGTGCTGCAGGGCGACGCCCAGCTGGGTGAGATTACCGACATCCGCCACCACCTCAATACCTGGTGGCTCAATTCTCCCGCACCGATGGCTATCCTGGGTTATGGCCAGGATATTGACTACTCTGTAATTGGTTACCAGAAAGAGCAGTATGATGAATCTCTGGATGAGATTTGGGGCTGGGTGGTTGGCGACATTCTGGAGCCGCTGCTGCACCGTCAGTGGTTGCTGTTGGGCATCTTGCCGGACACGGTGGAATATTCCATCAAGCGGCCGCCCAAGAAGAAGGTCACACCAGAAGACATTCGCAATATTGTGGAAGCGGCCGTAAAGATGCAAATCCTGGGCATCCCCGCCAACATTATTGCCACCATCATTGCCCCATACCTGGGCGTAGAGCCGGAGCTGCTGCTGCCGGAGGGTGGGGGGGATTTAGACCCTGAGCGGCTGGCAAATATTGCCAGCTCGCTGGCTAAGGGTTTTACCCCGTGAATATCGGTGTAATTACCCCACATTTAATAGAAGAAGCAGAGGTTGCGCTGCCAGACGCTACGCTGGACGACATCACCCTGAAAAATGTCCACCAGGCGCAGCAGGTGGCCGTGGTGCGCCTTAACCTCTTCGTCATGGGGGAGGTTCATCGCCTGCTGCTGGACGTGGCCAATGCTGGCACGGCCGTTTTGCGGCAGGGTGGGGAGAAGGTGGATTCTGTTATCGGCTCGCGGGCGCTGCGGGCTACGCTCGATGCCTGGGATGAGTTTCCAGCTATATGCGGAGCTATTGGGCCGGGCCATGCGTCACGCGGCGGCCATCCCCTTTGGCACCCTTGCCGTGATGCATCGCGACATCGTGCTGCCCGCCCTCGATGAGATTCAGGAGAGTCGCCGGAAACGGCCGTCGCTGTTGACTGAACAGCAGCGGGTTGCTGGCGGCGTTTTTGATCCCCAGCTCCAGCTGCTGCTCGATGCCGCCCAGCGGCGAGTGTACAGCGACGGCCTGCAGCTCAGCAATCGAATTTGGCGAATGGACCAGACATCACGTCAGGGCATAGACCGGGTTATCTCTCTGGCTATCTCTGAGGGGAAGAGCGCCTGGGATACGGCCGAAATGCTGGAGCAGTATCTGGGGGCCAACCAGGGTTGCCCTCGCTGGACAGAGGAGCGCCTGTACACCCTCACCAAGAGTGACATCGCTCGCAAGAATCGCCTTGGCCTGGTGACCGGCAAAGATTGCGCCGGGCAAGGGGTGAGCTACAACGCGCTGCGCCTGGCCCGGACCGAGATACAGGCTATTCATCATATGGCAACGCGACAGCAGTTTGAAAATATGCCGTGGGTAGAGAAGGAGAAGATAAATCTTAGCCCCGCCCACGCTGGCTACGACGAGTGCGACGATGTGGCCGAAGGCGGAGAGGATGGTGATGGTGTGTACCCGCTTGGTGAAATTATTCTGCCCTTGCATCCAAATTGCCTTTGTTTTGCTACGGCCGTACTTATGGACAGCGACGAGTTTGTAGACAAGTTGCGGGGCTGGATGACTGGCTCCTCCTCGTGGCCTGCAATGGATTCTTATGAAACCTTGATTGGTGGCGATGTTTCTGCCAGCCTTGTTACCAATGGCGTGGCGCTTTCGATGGCCTACTGGTCCTTCTCAGACCATTACAGTTTAGGCAACATTTTCTGGAAGATAGCTCTTGGACAATAAGCAGGTATCGCAGAAGATAATACGATTGCTTTGTACTCGTCACGCCGACAAATGGGCGTCGTTTGCTGAGTTAGCAGCACCAAACCGACAGCGAATCGACTTTTTTGCCATTGCTACCGGCTGCGGCAGCACCCCACTTGGTTACTGCATCGTCTATGAGGTGAAAGTAACGAGAGCGGATTTCTTGCGGGAGCTGAAAAAACCTATCAAGCGCGAGTTTGCTTATCTCCACTCGAACGAGGCCTATTTCGTTGCTCCAGGGGGCGTCATTTTCGTTGACGAGCTTCCAGAAGGGTGGGGGCTTATAGAGATGAATAAGGCCGGTGTTCTCAAGCAGATTAGAGCTGCCAAACAACGAAAATGCCACGGCCTTCCTATAGAGTTTGTTGCCAATATTGCCAAACGCACAGCCGATGATGTGCCGGATTTTTCCCAGGCTGTCTGGCGTTACGCTGGTGAGGAAGTTGATTTAACAAAATTGATCGAACTGGCCAATGACGAGGTGGTGCGCAGCGCTCGCCTTGAGGTGTCCAAATTGGAGCATTCTTTGCGCTTTTGTGCTGCACAAGCTGAGAGCGACCTTCGCCGCCAGGATTGGTTTATCCAGATGGAGGAGGTGTATACCATCATTGGAGACACGCTTGGCAACGAGTTTCAGGCCCCCCTTCGTTTGAAGGCCCATTTGTTAGCCCGCAAATCCCCAATTGACGACTATACCCTAGAGCAACTAAAGCGAGTTTCCTACGAGCTGTCTGGAGCAATTGGGCTGATCGAATCTCTGAAATCTTCGTAACGGCCGTATAACCTCAAAATCCCCTTCTTGTGCCAACAACCCGTTGGCGGACCTCACCTAACATCCCTACATGCGAACAGTGATCCAGGCAGCCATGCAGGCAGACAGCACGTTGAGCGCCATCCTCACCGGCGGCATCCACGCCACCAACGAGATCAGCCGACAGCTGACGCCAGCGGCTTTTGACGCCAATGACGAACTGCTGCCCTGTGCGCTGGTGACAACACCTGGCGAGTTTGCATCTGGACCGGACGAGTTTGCCGGTCGCCTTAATTGCACAGTTTTCTTTTATCAAAGAACCGGCTACGCCGTCATTGACGCGGCCAGAGACTACACCCGCACCAAGTTCCACCGCCAGAAGGTGGGTGACCCAGCCGATAAGGTTTGGGAAATGCGCTGGGTAAACAGCGTGAACGAGCGGCGAGATGCCACACTGGACGCCTCTATGCACGTGCTCCGGTTCGAGATCGTGAGGTACATCGGCTAATGGCAAGAATAACCGTAGATATCGAAAGGACCAGCCGGGCAGGCATGGCAGCTACCTACAGAAACGCAAATGTGGATGGTCATGCGTTTAAGCCTGGACGCGCCACTGTGCTGCATGTCAAACAGGGCACCGGCGCACGTGTCATCACTATCCCGTTCGGCCGTACCGTGGACGGCCAAACAATTGCACCCAAAAGCGTGACCGTGCCGGGGAACTCAGAGCGGTATATCGGTGGATTTACACCGGATTACATCCAGGCTGATGGCACGGTCTACGTCAATTACGACGCCACAACCAACACGACCATTGCCTTTATCGAGGTGCCCGAATCATGAAATCCGCAAAACTCAGTATCCGCGTGAAGTTTGTGGGTCACGAGGGCGAGCGCGAGTTGGATGGCCGAGTCTGGAACCGGGCAAACAACTGGACGGTTACCATTACCGATCCCGCGTTCCTGGAAACCCTGCGCAATTATCCCTATCAGCAATTCCAAATTCTTGATGACGAGATACCTGCACCTGACCGACAGGTGGCCGTCATCTCTGGCCTGAGCAAAGACCGTGCAGCGGAGCTGGCTGGGCTGAACATTCATACAGTCGGTCAACTGGTTGAAGCGGGGCTTGAATTTGTCTCCGCCAACACAGGTGCCAGTCGCCAGCTCATCGAAAGCTGGTTTGAACAAGCAACCAAAATGATGGAGGCAACAAATGGCTAGTCCAACCTACGGCAACATTGTATTCGGGTGCAGGGACATAAAGGTCACTAACATCGGCGGCTCGGTTCAGGAGGACCTGGGCGCGGCCGTAACGGCCGAATTTGTCCCCGAATTGGAAGGCGGCATTCTCAAAGGCGATGATGCCAACAAGGGGTCTGTCTTTTACATCGTCGGGGGCCAGCTGAAATTCAGCGCTGGCCAGTATTCCGCAGCGGCTTTGGCCATTATGATGGGCATTACCCCCACCACGACAGGCTCTACCCCCAACGAGGTCACCACCATGCAGCTTAACGCTGGTCAGCGCCTGCCGTACTTCAAGTTTTACGCGCAGGCTATGGATGAGGGGTCTGGTGACCTGCATCTCTTGTGCTACAAGGTCAAGCTCTCCGGTATGCCCGGCTTCATGAAGCTTGAAAATGGCAACTTCCGCATGAACGAATTTGAGGCCGAGTGCTTTGACGACGGCACCAATGGCGTTGCCAAGACCGTCCAGCACGAAACCGCTGCATCTGTACCAGCTTCTTAAGGGGGACTTAGTTAATGAGTGGGAAGGGAAACAGTGAAGAAGGCGTGGTGGTAACGGCCGTTACGCCGGAAGAGTGGTTGAAAAGAAAAGCCGACCAGGTGGTAGACGACAAGCTGCCATCTGGTCTGGCTATCAAGCGCCGGAAGTCGGTGTCTGTCGAAAGCCTGGCGCTAAATGGCCACATTCCCCTGACGCTGATCACGGACCTGACAAAAAAGGGCACGGTCGCAATCGACGAAGCCGAGGTTGTTAAAAACCTGGGCCAGTACATGGGCCTCATCGACGCCGTGTTTGTGGCCTCCATGGTATCGCCTCGCATTGGCGCAACAACGGACCTGGCCAACAACACGCTGGCTCTGGCTGAATTTGACGACGAGATGACCGACAAGCTTTACGTCATGCAGCAAACCCTGAGCGCGACTGATGCGCTCAAGCCCTTTCGTGGCCAACAACCGGGATCAGCTGGAGCTGCTGCACCACGTGGGAAGCGCGTACGGCCAAAGGCCAAGTAGTCTGATCGGGATACAAGACCCTCTGGCCGCGCTCAACTTTGACGTTTATGTCCGTGTAGTAGGGAACCGCGCCGAAGAACGTGCCTATCAGGAACGCCCGTCAGCTTCTACGGCCGTGAATAAGGCCAAACCAAAACAGCCATCTGGCGGCAAGCGGCAGGCCACGCGCAGCGACTGGCTGGCACTGATGAGGTAGCAATTAGATGAGCGTGGATGTCGGATCGGCCTACGGAAAAATCGTCCTGGACGGCTCTGGCCTGCAAAACACTGTCCAGTCGGCCGTGTCCAGCCTCGGCAAACTGGCGCTCGCTGGCCTGGCCATTGGTGCGACGGTCAAAATCATCCAGGGTGGCATTAATGCCGTTAAGGAGTACGGCACAGCCATCATCGGGATGGGCATCGATGCCCAAGAGGCCAACTCCCTCATCGCCACATCCCTCGGCGCAGCCACATCGGGATTTGCCGCCAGCATAGATGAAATTGCGACCGCCACCAACCGCAGTCGCAACGAAATGGCCCAAAGCGTCTCCACCACCATTGCCATGACCAAGGCGATGGGTTTTGGTCAGGAGCAGGCGGCTGCTTACGCTGTTCAGGTGGCCCAGGCCGGCGCCGACCTCGGCAGTTTCTTCAATCAAGCAGACGCCCAAGTAATCCTCGACATCAACAGCGCATTGGCTGGCTCATCTGAGCCTATGCAGAAATACGGCATCGACGTGCGCGAAACGGCTCTGCAGAACATTGCGCTGACGCATGGTCTCATCGAGCAAGGCCAGGCTATGGACCGCGCCACGCGTGCCACGGCCGTCATGATCGCCATTCAGGAACAGGCCGCCGATGCAATGGGGGACGCCGAGCGCACCAGTGCTTCGCTGGCCAACCAGCTGCGTGGGCTGCGCGGCGAGGTGGTAGATGCCGGAACGGAAATTGGTAGCAAGCTGCTGCCGGTGGCCACCGAGATAGTCACGGCATTTCGACGTATTTTGCCCGGATTACTGCAAATTGGGGCAGGGATAGCCGCTATCCTCGTCAACATCGTCAAGGTTGGGGCCAACTTCGTTAAGTCTCTTGCCCGGGCGATGGGGGTGAATTTCGACGCCCTGGCGGATAGCTCTGGCAGCTGGGGCGAGAACATCATCGTGAGCCTGGCCAGCGGCATGGCGGCGGCAGCATCGGCCGTTATTTCAGTGCTTACCCAAATCGGCCAAATCATCTCCTACTGGTTACAACCCGGTTCTCCGCCCAAACTGCTGCCAAAACTGGACGAGTGGGGCGCGGGGGCCATGACCGCCTACATGGATGGCTGGGGCGATGGTGACTTCTCGGTGTTTGACGAAATCACCAACACCGTCGAGGGCTTTCTGAACAGCCTGGGCGACCAGGTGCCCGAGGCCGACCTTATCCCCCGGATCATGGGGGCGCGTTCGGCCGTAGCTGCGGCCATTGCCCAAATGCGCGAGGTGGGCAGCGTCAGCCAGGAAGCGCTGAACGGCATCTTCCAAAGTGCCGGCATTACCGATGCGGCACTGCAAAACTATGTTTCCACCCTCTTTCAGCTACAGGCGGCCAACGACGCCGTGGTGGCTGCCCAGGAAGAGGTTAACGCCGTCACTCAGCAATATGACGACTTGCTGGCACCGCTTAACGCGGAACTTGCAGCCCTAAACCGGGCGCAGCAGGGCGCAGATGCTGAGGAGGAACTGGCGGGCATCCGCAAGCGGCTGGCCGAAGAGCGTCTGACCGACCATGAGCGCGAGCAGCTGGAAATGGAAGCTCGGCGCATCGAGCTAGAGCAGCAGATCCGCGCCACTGAGGATGAGAAGGCAGCGGCCGTCGCGGCTGCTGAGGAGAAGCTGGACGCGGCTCAGTCGGTAGCTGAGCAAATCCAGGATGAGGTGGACGCCCAGCAGGCCCTGGTCGACGTTAACGAAGAAAACAACCAGATGATCACCGACCAGCTTGACTTGTTAGCCGAGCTGGAAGATGCGCTTGACGATGTTGGCGGCGCAGCGGGCGGGGCAGCTGGCAAGCTAGGCAAGGCTCTTGGCGAACTGCCTGAAATGATCGAGGGGCCATTGGCCGCCGCCGGGGACATGGGCGATCTGTTTGCCTCTAAGTTCGATTCCGTTTTTGAGCGGGTCAACGAAAAGTTTGCCCCGCTTACGGGACAAATGGAGGAGCTTGGCGAAACCTGGGGCAAAGTCTTTACTACCATTAGCAATCGAGTTTCGACGTTCTATCAGAACGTCAGGGCCAAGTTACAACCACTTATTGACTTTTTACGGCCGTTGGGCGAGTTCCTGTTGGAGCATCGAGACACCATCATCAATATTGTCCTGGGTATCGCGGCTGCCTTCGGTGGCTGGACTATCATTACCACTGTCGTCGGCTGGATTGGCGGTTTGGTAGCAGCGGTGTCCGCAGTCGTTGGCTTCATATCTTACTGGTACACAGTTATCACAGGCATCGCAGCTGCTTTCGGTGGCTGGACTGTCATTAGTGGCATTATCCAGTTTGTTGTGGCGGCTTTGGGCGGCCCGCTTACTGTGGCCATTGCTGCCATATCGGCCGTTGTTGGGTTACTGATGGTGGCCTGGCGTGAAAATTGGGGGGGCATCCAGGAAAAAACGGCCGAAGCGTGGGCCGTCATCCAGCCGCTGTTGCAGGCTGTTTGGCAGTGGCTATCGGTGAATGTGCCGGCAGCCATCGAAACGTTGCGTGCATGGTGGGTGGATATCGCCTGGCCAGCAATAACCGAAGCTCTGTCCACAGCATGGGCTTTTATCTCTGGCGTGTTTACCAGCATCAGGGATTGGATCGTCAACACGCTTGTGCCAACCGTCCAAGAGCTTTGGGCACGATGGACAGAATCATGGAACAACATTCAGATCGCGCTAACAAACGTCTGGAATTTAATCGTTGCTGTTTTTGCGGAAATCATCCGGTGGATCGAGCACAACATCATGCCCTGGGTGCGTTTCCTGGCCGAATTGTGGGCAGAAAAGTGGAAAGACATTCAGCAAAAGCTAAATCTGGCCTGGATTTTTATAGAAACGATCTTCATTGCTGTGCAAACCTGGCTCCAGGAAACCCTCAAAGAGGCGTTTGATTTTCTGTCGGAAAAGTGGGCGGAGATTTGGGACGCTATCAAAGAGAAGTTGGACACGGTATGGGGGTTAATAGAGCCGGTGTTCCTCCTCATTAAAGAATGGGCTGAGGAAAAAATAAAAGACGCTCTGGAAAAGCTCCGGGATCGCTGGAACGAAATCATTTCCGGCCTCATGGAACCTATAAACGAATTGAAAGAGCGGTGGGACGCACTGGTCAGTGCGATTACGGGCTTTTGGACCTGGATAACCTCACACATATTTGAATTCAAGATTCATATCCCAGACCTGCCCGAATGGGCCATCCCCGGCTCGCCTATCCCTCTGCACACCGCATGGAAAAACTTTGCCGATGAAATGTCTCGTATGCGTATTGCGCCTCAATTCGACCTGACGGAAGCAGTTGCCCCTGGCATAGGCGGCAACCAAACCATTGATCAATCCAGCAGTTCGTTGGTGGTGAATTTCAACGGCCGTGGCGACCGGGTTTCCGATTCGTCCGATGTAAACACATTGCGTGCCATCTACGGCGGCACCTGATGTAGGAGGATTAACATGGGCCAAAATTGGAGCCTCATCGTACCCGAAGCAACCGTAAATTTATGCACAAACCCGTCGTTTGAACTGGCGACTACTGGGTGGTCAGCCAGTGGCTCCAACACGATTGCGCGAAGTGCCGCCCAGCAGTTTGCCGGGGTGTACAGCTTGCTTTGCACCTACCAGAATAACACCACCCTGGCCACACTCACCATAAGCAGCGGCTTGAACACGGGCACAACCTATACCATCACCGCTCGTCTGTATGTGCCTGCAGATTGGAATGGCGACGATATCCGATTGAACGCTTCTGGATTTACCAGTGCCACGGTAACCCAGGTGCGCGAGTGGGACAGCGCCATTGGCGAAACAGGAAAATGGGTAGAGCTAGAGATCAGACTGGCCACCAGCGCCGACGCTACGGGCACCATCCTCCTGCAAACGACAGGCGCACCGAGCGCAGGTCGAGCTGTTTACCTGGACTGTCTCCAAATTGAAGCTAAGGCATACCCGACGACTTACTGTGATGGTGACCAGCCGGGCTGTGCCTGGTCGGGCACGCCCCACGCATCCAGCAGCTCCAGAGATGAATTTGAGGCAAGCGGCGGCCGTTTGATGAATTTAGATACCGACTTCAACTTTCTGACAGGCGCAGATGAAGGAACCGGGGTGTTCCCACTGCAAATGCTCTTCCATCCGCAGCCACTGCTGCCCGGCGACAACTTTCAGGGCATCAATGTGCAATCGCGCAGCAACCTGCTGCTGCGCGGCGGCTTTGATGGTGAAACCACACCAGGTCTACATGCCAAGCGGCAGGCCCTGGCCAAGGCGCTGAACAGCCGGGTGGGCCGCATTGACCAGAAGCCACAACCTCGCCAGCTTTATTACCACGGTGCGGCCGTAGAGAAGCGCATTGGTGTGTATTACGTGGCTGGCCTGGGGGTGAAAGACCGGATCGGCACTGTGGGTGAGCGGATTGACGGCTTGCAGTTCTATGCACCTGACCCAGCGTGGTACGACGTGGGGGAGCGCGGGGTTACCCTGACTCCCAGCGCGTCGTCTACGTTTCGCATGGTTGCGGCCTTAATTGATGGCCAATGGGACACGTTGGGCCCACCCTCCTCCGTGGGTGGGGCCGATCCTCGCGCTTATGCCTTTGCAGAGGATGATACCTATGTGTACATCGGTGGAGGCTTTACTGATGTCAGCGGCAACGCTAATTCTGACTGGATAGCCAGAATGAATAAGGTCACGAAGGCTTGGTCTAATCTGGGATCTGGTACGAAAAACAACACAGTTAACGGTTTAGCAGTCGCCGCAGACGGCCGACTGTATGCAGTCGGTCAATTCACCAACATGGATGTTGCTGCCAACCGTATAGCAGTGTGGAATGGCAGCAGTTGGAGCGCGCTGGGCACGGGCTTAAATGGCATTAGTGAGGATGTCGCTGTTGGCATTGATGGCCGGATTTACGTGGTAGGCGGATTTACAACGGCAGGTGGATCATCGGCTAATCGTATAGCCGTGTGGAATGGAAGTTCGTGGAGCACACTTGGTACTGGATTTAATGGCACCGCGCGAGCCATACACATCACGGTAAAAGGGGAGATTTACGCAGGAGGTGTCTTTACGCAGGCTGATGGCGCAACGTCCGTGGACAGAATTGCCAAGTGGAATCCGGACAGTGGTGCTTGGGAAGCAATGGGATCGTTTGGTGGGGCAATTACGCTCGTTACGTCGATAACCAGCGATCCATCTGGCGACAAGATTTTTGCGGCTGGCGGGGCTGGAGTTGTGCTTCAGTGGAACGGAGCTATATGGACAACCATCGGGGATTCAGATGGTAGCGTTCAGTCGTTGGTCTACATAGACAACCAATTGTACGCAGGTGGCGAGTTCACCGAGATAGGAGGTCTGAGCAACCTGAAAGGGTTGGCAATATGGAACGGCAGCTCCTGGTCGCCAGCAGAGATTTCGCTGCCTGACCCACCTCTGGCTACCCCATTCGAGGTCACCGTTGCCAATTTGAGTGGCCATCTGTATGTAAGCTTCAATTCCGAGGGCACAGGTTTTTATCCGGCAAACACCTCGGTGTCTTACGAGGGCACAGAACTCGCTTGTCCTACAATCTCAATAAAGCGATCCGGGGGCACATCGGCCCGTCTCGTTTCTTTGACCAATCTAACCACGGGCGCAAAGCTGTACTTTGATTACTCATTGATTGACGGCGAGACCATAACAATCGATCTACGGCCGTCATCTCTAAGCGCCCTTAGTTCTCAATTTGGAAAGGTGCCCCGGGCGATACTGCCCAATAGCGACATCTCCATGTTTTTTGTAGCGCCGGGCAATGCGGCTGGCCCACAAGTAAACACTATAGCGTGCCTTGTGCTTGACGCCGGATCGCCCACTATTACCGCCACCATGAAATGGCGCAACACGTACTCCAGTTACGACTAAAGGAGCCACAATGCCCCGCTACGAAATCTGGTACACCGACGACGCAGGCAACCACCTGGAGCTGCTAAACACCACTCAGGGATTTGACTACACCCTGGTGGATGGTGACGTGGGTTGGATTAACGTCCCAATGCCTTATGACAACGGCCGTATTTACAACAATCCTCAGGTGGATAACCGCATTCACATCTATCGTGCCCCCGATGGGGCCAGCTTGCAGCTGGTGGCTATTGGATTTATCCGGCGCTGGGGAAATTCTATGGAAGCCTCTGGTCTGGCCACCACGCGGCTGTCTGGTGGCGATCCCAACGAACTCATCAAGCGGCGCATCGTCGCCTACTTCGACCGGACTAACTACAGTATCAAAGATGGCCCAGCCGATGACGTAATGAAAGCGTATGCCCGCGAGAATCTGGGCAGCCTGGCCACCGAGGCCGGACGCGACATGAGCGCACTTGGGGTTTCTGTCCAGGGCGATCTGTCCGCTGGGCCGGACATCGAAATTGCCGCTGCATTCGAGAATCTACTTGCCGTATTCCAGCAAATTCAGCAAACAACGCGAGGGGGAGGAGCTGAGGTATTCTGGAGAATGCGGGCTGCTACCCCCGATACATTCATTTTCGAGACACGCACCGGCCAGCCGGGCAACGACCGCTCATTCGACGGAAATAACCCGCTTTATTTTGGCAGCCAGTTTGGCAA